CATGGAATGGCATACCTGTTGGCCCGCCCCTTTCATCAACGATTGTCATTTGTTTTATCGGTAAACTTTGCACATCGGTAATACCGATACCTGCTTTACCAACAAGTTTGTTGATGTCGTTGCCATAAACCATTAGGTTACGCATAGCATTGATTAGTATATCATCAAAGTCCACTGTTTCAACAAGCATTTTGATACCGTTGCGGATTTTTTGATTTTTTGCTCGCTTGTAATCTATGAAGTAGTTATTACCTGTAAGGGCAACACTTCTTACTGCCCCGTTTAATTCGGGGTCTAACTTTACCATGTTGTCAAATAACTCCCATTCATTGTCGTAGTTACTATCGCTTTGAAACTTTTCAGTTTCCTTCATTATGTTAGGTAAACCTGCGGCTACACTGAAAGGAACACTTGTGCCAACGCGAACATCAACTTGCGAGGCAACAATCTGCTTTTTACTAAACGGCCACCAAGAGGGCATAAACTATCGACTACCGTTCTGTTTTTTAACTATTTTTGAGTATTAAAGGCTGATTCCCACTCTTTTTTGCGTTTTTTTCTCAATTTTAATAATCCGAAACCGACAAAGAACCAAAACAGTAATTCAGCGATAACGAGAGCAACTCCAATTGTCGTGGCGTTATGTATCTCAAAGGCCATGTTTTTATCCCCTCTTGCATGATAACACGGTATGGTTACGGTTGATTCATAATTATTGGGTCAATTTGCCCCAAAGTTAATTGTTTTGAAAAATTATACTTTTTCAGAAAAAATAAAACGCACTACTGCGAGCCATGTTGCTAATTCTTTTATTGTTTCATAGACAGAAAGTAAAAAGAAGTAATAAGAATAACAAGCGGGGCCAAGAATATACCTATGAAATAATTCAACAATTAACAAAAACCGCAATACTGCGCCCAAAATAATTCTTTCAGTAGCAACATAATTTACAGAAATAATATGGTTGATAGACAAGCCTATAAAGGGGTGGCTCTTGGGATTAAATAATGGGAAAAAGATGTCCTGTCAATGTCGGCTACGAGTTAATACCGGAACACTACGACCCTGCAATATCTATACTTGCAAATGCAAGAGCATTACATAAGATAAATGATATTCGTAGTGTCAAAGGTTGGGAAATGGCAATATACCGTTGGAAACAATCCGATGGTAAAGTTGTAAAACCTGCCGAACCCGAACCAAAAAGTATCAGCACTTCTTACTATTATGATAAAGACGATGATACATACATTACATTTTTAGAATCAGCCGGTAAAATGATTTTTATTAATGGTGAACAACACCGCAACATGAAGGCCGCATATTCTGACATGGTTGGTAAAGGTGCTACTGTTACTGAAATGGCACGAAGATTTGAAATGCCGAAGGCTTGGTTTGATGAATACAGACGCAGACATAGTTGGAATCACGATATGTTGCCATATACTGATGAACAAGTTATGGCTAACTCCACTGACGACTTAGTAAAAGACTTACTTGAGCAACAAAAAAATGAGTTGCACACCGAGTTTGAGCGCAAAAAGTGGAAAAGGATAGAAAAAGATGCTGAAAAGTATCAAAACTTTGAATATGAAATACTTGCTGAGTTTAAGGATATTATTTCACAGGCAGATTTAACAGTTACAAAACTTGAAATGAACGATGAGGGTCACGATTATTCCCTTGTTGTATCTCCAACTGATTTTCATTGGGGTAAATACGGTTGGGTTGATGAAGTAGGTGAACAGTATGATTTTGAAGAAGCCAAAAAACGCCTTATGGAAAAAACAAGCGAATTGATTTCCCGATTACCTTCTCGCCCCGAACAGATTATTTTAGCAACAGGTAGCGATTGGTTCCATGTTGATAACGACCAAGGCACTACAACAAGAGGAACACCACAGGATATGTGCGGTAGCCCTGCTGAAATCCTAATGACGGGTTGCCAAATGGCAAGAGAACATATTGATTTACTAAGACAAGTTGCACCCGTTAAGGTTGTATTCATGCCGGGTAACCATGACCGCATGAGTGCAATTGCACTTATGATGTATTTGTCTGCCGTTTACGAAAATACATATGATTGCGAAGTAGTAGTTAGTCCATCCACCCGACAATATGTTGAATACGGTAACAATTTAATGGGCTTTATTCATGGTGATGGTGCTAAAAATCTTGAAGAGTTAATGTCATGTGAAAAGCGTGAGTTATGGGGTAAGTGCGAACATCATACTTGGTTCCACGGACATTTGCATCATCGTAAAGTTTTAGAAAGTAAGGGTTGTTTAATTGTTCAATTACCAAGTCTTGCAGGTCACGATAGATACCATGCGCGACAAGGTTACACAACAAGTAAGGCTGGATTAGCGGCACATATCATAGACAAAGAAATGGGTCTAATTGGTAGTTTGTTTGCGCCGGTGGTGGGACATTGAGTATTTCCCAAAAACAAAAAACAATAAAGTTTCCTCAAAAGAAATTAAGAAAATGCAATACTTGTGGTTATGAAGCAATAGTAATGTATAACACACACAAAGTATGGTGCAACAAAACTAAAAAAAGTAAATACTGCGGCACTATGAGGGTGATTAGAAATGAGTAGTAAAAGAGAAAGTGTTGTATGCACTAATGTTGTTTGTGGTTGGGCTTCCCGACACTACCCTCGCCAAAAGGCTTTAACAAGAGAATGCCCCGTATGTCACTTGCGCTCGCTCAAAGCGCGGTGAATAGTATGTATAACCTTAGAAAAGATGTATTATGGAATCTTCCAATAACAATGTATGTGATGAAAAATGTCGAACCTCAAAAGAGCATTAGCCTTTGAACGGGCAAAAAACGATGTAAAGTATTTTTACAAGTGGCTTGGTTACTCATGGGGTAATCATATTGGCGAATGGATGGATATGTATTCAGCCAAAGATGATATGCACATTAACCGTGTATGTATTATTGCACCAAGAAGTCATAGTAAGTCTGTTACTTTAGGCGTAAAACTATTACATATGTGTTTGTTTGAAAGGTTTAACAAAAAACCTATGGATATTTGGTTATTTTCGGCAAGCCAAGATACGGCTAAAAGACGATTGGCTGAAATCCGCAAAGACTTAACAAGCCATAAAGAGTTATCCCGCTATCTTAACACTAAAAAGGGTGGTAAAGAAGAATTATGGTTGACTAACGGTGCAGTAATACGATGTTCTTCTGTTGGGTCTGCAATTCGTGGCGACCATCCCGCAGTAGTAGCACTTGACGATGTATTGCTTGATGCTAAAAAAGAATTAAACAATGAGCAGTTGCGACATTGGTTGCGTAAAGTAGTTATGCCAATGCTTGACCCGGGTTCTAAGTTGTTTTGTGTTGGGACACCTATGGCTCAAACTGACTTATATCATACTGAAATGCTTGACAATGCACTTTGGAAATCCGGTGTATGGACGGCGTTACCTAATTGGGATGAGGCGAAAGACGAACCGGATAAATTAGTGGCACTTTGGCCGGAGTTTAGACCTGTTGGTTTTCTTTTAGAACAACGGGCAGTATGTGGTGAGTTAGAGTTTGCTCAAGAGTTTTTGTGTCGAGTCATTGACGATGAATCTTCTGTATATCCTCGCAAATACACAAGGCGTAATTTAGACTTAGAGCAAACATTTGATACTGACAAGCGAGCAGGTATGCGATATGTTATTGGGTTTGACCCATCACAAGGGCTTGGAAAGGACTATTCCGTTATGGTAGTTGTTAGACAAGAATCCGATGGTAGTCTTGTAGTCTGCAACATTTGGAGGCGTAATGATTTTTCCCCCGATAAACAGGCTGACATGATAGGGGAATGGTGTAAGCGTTATGGTGCGCCACTTGCGGCAGAAGATGTAGGGTTTCAAAGACTGTTTAAGAGTTTATTAGAAGCCAAAGGAATAAATGTGGATTATCGACAAAGCAAAGTAAGCAATAAAGGTTTGAAGCAAGGGTTGTTAAATCGTTTGCGAGTTTGGTTTGAAAGAGAAAAGATAGTTTTTGCTTATGGTAGTGACGCAGTAAGGCGTTCTGTAAATCTAATGCTTGAAGAATTAGAATCCCATGCTTGGAAGGCAGGGGAAATCGTTGATACCGGCAGACATAATGACTTGGTAATGGCACTTGCTCATGCAATCGACCAATTCTCATCAAATATCAATGATGTTCCCGTTGTCATGGGGTCTATGAACCGTGGTGAATGGCAGGGTGGAAGTAGCGGCAAGACACGCGCTGGCAGGTATTCTGGTTTGGGCGGTAGGGTTGTATCTCGTAGGCGTTTATAAACCTCTTTTTGAGATTTTTTGTCGCGAATTTTTTTTGGTACTAAGCAGTGTGATTCCTGGCGGGGTATAGATTTTTGTAGTCAAAATGCTACCTAAAATCCTAAAATCGCTCATAAACGCACCCTGGTGGCCTTCATTTTCTGCGGTGCTACCTATTGACCTAATTTATATTTGATGGCCTCCAGGACCCCCCTACGGGCTTAATTTCGCTATTTCTATCTGTGGGGTTTGGGTCTGAACGCGATTTCAAAATAAAAAAAAGGGAGGGAGGCCGAAGCCTCCCCCCCAATTCTTTATTCTATTCGCATTACTGCGGGCTGTCACCCCCTACTAGGCGGGACATGTCAACCGCTAGACCAAGGTAAGGAGTACCATTGAAATCGAATACAACCGGCTTCAATGCTACTCGATACCATCCGTCTTTATTGTCTGACATTTTGCGGGTGTAGGCTTTCAGTCTGCTGGATGCAAGCAATTCTTGAACCATTGAAACCGCATCATACCCTCTCTTCTTGGCCGCAAGCATCTTGTTTGCTAGTTTTTGACTCTCAATCTTGACTCTTGTAAACTTGACATCACCGGACATACTAGCACTGAGTTTTCCGTCAACAACTTGAGGCAGGTCAAAGCATACACCTTGCTTGGTTAACTGTGTTCTGTGGTTGCCACAATGAGGGCAACCATTCGCCGCACTGACCATTTTGATTCCAAGGTTGCCACGACCACAACCGCCCATCTTCTTGGAACATCTGTAAGAGGATGCACGAAGTCTAATGCTGTGGATTGAATGAGCATTGACACAAAGGTGCGAATAACCTTCTTCAGTGCCATATTGCTTAACTTTCAATATGTGTCTGTAAGTTGTTGAATTAACTATCTCGTCACCGTAAAATTGGGACATCTCATAATCACTAGGATTAATTTCAATATATTCAACTGTTGAAGCATCTGTCACATTGAATGCTCTAAGTAAATCTTGACCTGTGACTTCCAACTCACTGAGTTTGATAGGGTAGCCACCACGACCACTAATTAGGTCTGAATATCTGTCCTGTGCTTGATGTGCTTCAATGCAAACCTGTACTGCCTTGGTTAGCATTCTGTTAGTTGTTGCCATGAACATTATTTGCTCAATCATGACCGGGAACTTTGAACCGTTGTCATAGGTGACAACTAGGTGCTTTCCTAAGTGGTTCTGTAAGTATTGACCGTTTGCCATAATGTTAGGCAGGTCGACTGTTTTTGCAATCCTGTTAAGGTCTGCATTAGTGAAACATTCTGAAGCCTTGAAGTCCTCATCTTTGAGGGTCTTGACTACATTACCGCCGACTATTTTGGCGGTCATTTTCAGTACTGTCATTGTTGCTTTAACCTCATCAAGCGGGTTGGTCGTATCGTCGTTCTCATTGTTAGCATGGTTCATTTCTGTGTCCATTTTTACGCCTCCTGTGGAGGCTGTGACAAGCCATCACCATATATAGTCTGCGACTATTTTCATCATTTTGCGACCATTTTCAACAATTTTCGACTGAGCCAAGGGTCATTTTTCTGACTAGGATTTGCTCACTATACAACCAAAGGTTCAGTAGTGATTATTAATTTTCCAGGATTTTTTATTAATTCGGAATTAATAACTTTCCAGGAATTATTATTAATTCCGGGAACCAGGATTTTGAAAATAGTCGCGACTATTTTTTTGTGACTATTAAAAAAATAGGCGCATCCAGGAAAAATAGGCGCAAAGAAAAATAAGCGCGAAAGAGAAAAAATAGTCGCGAGAGTTACCTAGAAAAAAAGAGAAAATAATAGTCGCAGTTACCGAAAATAGTTGCAATTCCTGGAAACCTGGTTTTCCAAGTTTCCAAGAATTACATTTATCCTAAAATTAAATTGTATCTAATTCTAATAAGTCATACAACCAATTTACAAACGATTCATTATTGATATTTTGTGTTACCATTTCCATTACTTTTTCCGCTTTTTTATTATCCATTTTTTCACCTATCCATAACAGGCTCATAGTCGTCATCTGACGGCCATCGCCACTGTTGTAGCCCTGCTTGGTATTCTGACTCACAATCAACGCACCAATTGGTTCCTTTCGCTCTTGGTCTTTGGCATCCGCATTCGTCACACACGAATGGCTCATGGGTATCATTACTCTCCATGTTCGTAACGAATACTTTACCCCTTATAATAACATCGGTACACCAGGTTTCGCAACTATTTTTCCAGGAATCCGGGCTTATGTTATAGTCGCGACTTTTTCTCGCTGATTAGTAGCCAATAATGGTCGCGACCATTATTTTTATGCGCGCATATTTACATGCGCGGCAGGTTAATTATCGGATTGTGTATTCATATATAATACCTTGCCAATAGTCGCGACTATTTTTTCCTGGCCTGGTGCATCGAATAGTCGCGGTAATTCTAAAGTGGTCAAACACCCCCCCTTTAGGCTACACTCGGAGCGCGAAGTAGTTTTAGCGCGACTATTACGCTTACTGCGACTATGAGAAATAGTCGCGACTACGCGATTACGCGATTTTTTGGTCAATTTTGGTCGAATAGTCGCGACTACTTTTTGGGCTTTCAGTGCATCGAATAGTCGCGCTAATTAACTTGAGTTTGTTTACTGTGGATTCGCGGCGTCGCGATTTTTTAGCGCGACTATTAAGGCAACTGCGAGCCTATTTAATAGGCGCGACTATTCGCAGAAAACCTTATATATGATGAGTTTTTGCGACTATTTTAGTGGTCGCGACCATTTTTCCTGGAAAGCGCGACTATTTCTGAAAAAAAATAGGCGCGGAGATTTTGCAATCCGAAAAATAGGCGCGTTTCCTGGATTCAAAAAAATAGGCGCGACAAAAACCTGGTTTGAAAAATAGTCGCAAATCATATTTTTACCGAAAAAATAGTCACATGAAAAGTTGTGACTAAAAAATAGTCGCAAATGAACAGTGGCTAAGTTTTTTCCTGGATATCTGACTACTACTACTTTCACGAAAAAAGTAAAGATTATAATAGTCGCACTGAATCTCTCACGATAAAAATAGTCACAAACCGTATTTTACAGGTAAAAATAAATCCTGGTCTTAACTGATAAAGACCTAGCCGGTTTCAAAACTCTATCGGGTTTGAAATACTTTGACCTTGAAAATAAGATTTCCTGGAAATCCCCTCGCGTGTGTGTGCGTATCTATTATACAGAAAAACCATGAAAATAATTAAGACCAGGAAAATAGTCGCGAAATGGCAAAACCGGCAACCTTATATACTATGAGATATGTGTTATTATTGTTGGAAAAGTAACTGAGTTGCGGATTCAGCCGAAGATTGCTGGAATGGAAACATTCCCGAAAAGGTTGCCACCAAATAGAGATACCTACTTTGGGACAGGTGGCATACTAATAGGCGAAACCCAACTTGTAAGTTTACCTTAACAACGACCACCATACAGGAGGGAGAAGTACGACAGGTAATTTTAGAAGAGAGAAAAGAACACTTAAAGGAATACCAATAGCATACACAAGGAACGGACAACAGGTAAGGGGAACCACGGCAGAAGAGATTTTGAAAAACCACAATCTTGACTATCAAATCGGGGTTTCACCATTACACGACAACATGGGGAACGCCCTAGTTGGAAGTAACATTCCAACGCACAGGGTTTACAACATGGAGTCGAACCAAACTTTCGGCGCAGTAACCGGCAAATATCAGCCGGTTCAAAATGCTGAGATGATTGGTGTAATGGATTCACTTATCGAATCGGGCTACGGCAACTATGACAGAATCGGGGTACGCAACGGGGGACAAACAGTTTGGACTTCAATTGCACTAGACACCGAGAGTTTCAAGATTGGCGGGTTTGACTCGGTTGACCAATATGTGTATCTAGCGAACCACAACGACGGAAACGGGGCATTGACCTTCACTCCGGCGAATGTTCGCTTCGCTTGTACGAATCAATATGCTCACGCGGCATCACAGATTCGTGCGGCAGGTATTGACATGAAAGCCTTAACAATCCGCCATTCATCAAAAATGGATGAGCGAATCAGTGCGGCTATTAGTGCTATTGGAATCGTGAACACACTCAACGCGAACTTCGCTGAGAGTGCTGAACAACTCCTAGAAGTGTCTTTAGATTTGAAGCAACGAGAGGACATCTATGCAGAAGTCCTCGGACTTACTTCAAAGGAAAAACTACAAGACAAGAACAACCGGCTTGGCATAACCACTCGCGGCATGAACAAGATGAACGCTATGTTTGAATTGGAGAAATCCCCAAACAACAGCAAAATCGCGGACACCGCTTGGGGAACCTACAACACCATCACGGAATACTTTGACCATAGAAGTATTCTCAACAGTGCTGGTGAAGTTATGGATTCTCGCGTGGACTCGGCTATGTTCGGTACTGCGGCTCGCTCAAAGGCTAAGGCATTCGACCTAATCCTTGAAGTGGCTCAAGTGGCTTGAAAAAGTAGTTACAGACTATTAAGTTAGGAAATCCATTATGGATAGTTTGCCACCATCGGGGGTTCGCCCCCGATGTTGGCTCTCCTTCGGGAGTTTATTTAACCTAAAAAATAAGTAGTCACCTTGGTGACTCCGCCTACGGGCAAAAAATAATTCTGATGATTTCAGACGGGGAGAGCGCGGCACCCTCGACACAAACCTTGCGCCTCATTTTCACAACCCCATCGGCTCAATCGAGTCGGTGGGGTTTTTTTTATTTTGAATCCAGGAACCTTTTACCGGAAAAGTAAATCATAAAAAGATATCCAGGAAATCTAAGACCAGGTTTTTTTTACCGAAAAAATAAGTCGTAAAAAATATCAGAAAGAAAAAGACCAGGATTTTGTTTTACCGAAAAAATAATTCCAGGTCTAAATAAAAAATAGTCGCGAAATGCCTAAACCGGAAGTATTATATACCCCCTAGACTATGGATATATATGGCGGGGTAAGAGCCGCCGAAAATAGGAGGATAAAAACTATGACAGAAATAATAACTTGTGAGTGCTGTGGCACTTGGAATTGGCGGAAGATAGGCGAGGGTAATAATTACCTTCGTTCTGAACAGGAAGCCGATAGATTGAATGCGAAACCAAAGGATGCGTTTTACTGCGCGTACTGTTGGATTAAAAACGACATATGGATTGAGGTTGTACC